AATTCACGCTTGTTGCGTAGCCCACAATATATATCGTAAGCAGCAAACATTTCTCTGCCTAGAGTCGCTGCATCAGGTACATTATAATCGCAGATAGCATTATACCATTCTGCTCTGTGATTATGCCTGTCAGCATAACACTCTTCCTCATTAGCATATCCATACTTGTCCTTTAGATCATTATATATAAATTGTAGGCTACAAAACTTTGAACTGCTTTCAAAAGTGTATCCGTAATGGTCACGTAGCATTTCACACACAGTATCTTTACCGTGTCGTCCATGACCTATTACTAATAACTTGGGTTTTGTCATCTAAATCTCCTAATGTTTAAATACATTATACATTAAAAATTAAGTGATGTCAACCGTTAATCATACATGCCGCCTAAAACAGCAACAGTTGCTATTTCTTCATCTAATATTTCTGCTTCTCTTGCTTCGTAAGCTGCATTAAAGCCTTCTTCATGGATATAACTTTCGTTATTACCCCACAGTCGTTTAAAATATGAATGGTAAGTTTTTTCGACGGAGTCGTCGGACCAGGATGGATCGATTAGTTGGCCTTTAATTATCCAATTAAATCGGTTAGCTTCTTTACGTACAAATGGTGAACACATTAGTTTCTCCTTGTTACATACTATATTTACAATATAACAAGATGTTAGCGTAAACTTTGGTAGTTTTTAGCCGATTACAAATCCGTATCCAGTGCCGCCGGCAACTGCCATAGATACTTCTGTTTCTAACTTTTCCATTTCGGATTGTGCTTCTGCTTTAAGTGCATCGCCGTTGAGAGTTGAGCCACCTTGTGGACCTGCAATAGTAGCAAACTTTGAACGTGCTTCGCCTAGCATATATTTACAACCAGCAAGTGTATAATCTTTAATCCACTGTACTGCTAAATAATCACTCAATAGCTCAGTATCCGGCCGGTAGTTATATGCATATAACATTAGTGTTTCTTCAGCTCGTGGACGCTGTAGTAGCGTAAGCTTTTTACTTGTACTGCTCCATTTAAACTCAATAAAACTACCAAACATTCTACCTACTAGTTCTTGATATTGACTAAACATATCGTATGTTGCTATTCCGCCCATATTAGAACTTGCTAACAAATAGGTATTTGTATATGCCATATTAAATGGTTCAAACACAGTACCGCCGTCGCCGCCGCCTGTCCGTGATCCGACACTTCTACGAAAAATTTGGCGGACTTCCATAACTTCACTAGGTAACGTATATTCATTTTGATCTACTACTGTAGGCATAAACAAATAACTTTCTTCAACACTGTGATCGCTGCGCTGTCTATAGCGTGTTAGTGCCTTGGTTAGAGCAGTTTGATAGTGTATAGGATCAAGTTCAACATCAACCATGCCTCCGCCGAGGAATGTGTTAACATAATCGTATACTTCTTGTTTCTGTGTCGCTAGTGTCATTATGAAGTTCTCCATTAGTATTTATCGTAACGATAAATATGTATAACAAATAGGAGAATGGTTATCCCTCGCTTATCACTATACAAACCGGAACGCGGTAATGATTATGAGTTTCTAGATCGTCAGATTGAAGAAATGTTTCATATCGGCGGAACTGACATTAATATTCACAAATACCTAGGACCTCAAAATCCTGATGAAGGTACAGGTACTGCTGTTCAGCCAACATACGATGCAGTTAAAGAAACTAATATACAAGACTTGCTGTTTTTAGAAAACAGAGATAGAAAGTATGATCCTGATGTTTATAACATACGGGGAATTTATAATGTTCAAGATATAGATTTTGATTTAAGTCAATTCGGGTTATTCTTAAGTAATGATACATTAATGGTAACCGTTCATATTAGAAACAGTGTTAAGACATTAGGTAGAAAAATTATAAGCGGTGACGTAATTGAGCTGCCGCATCTAAAAGATGAATATGCACTTAATGACTATAGTGTTGCACTTAAACGCTTTTATGTTGTAGAAGATGTTAATCGTGCAGCAGAAGGATTTAGTCATACTTGGTTTCCGCACTTATATCGCTTAAAATTAAAGCAAATATACGACGGACAGGAATACGCAGAAATACTCGACTTACCTGCAGAAGAAGGTAGCGACAACACACTGCGTGATTTGCTTTCAACATACGAAAGAGAAATGCAAATATCAAATGCAGTAGTTGCACAAGCAGAAGCTGATGCTCCTAAAAGCGGGTTCGAAACTAGTCATTATTATACCATTGCAACAAACGATGACGGCAGTGTTGCATTGCAAACAGCTGACGAAACTGATCTAGACGCAAGTAATATTTCAATGAGTGCTGATGAGATTGTTGATAGGCCAGCTCGCGAAGGGTATTCTGGATATCTTTTAAATTATGGAGACGGTGATACGCCTAATGGTGCGCCGTATGGCTTCGGAATACAATTCCCAAGTAACCCAGAAAAAGGAGATTTCTTTAATCGTACAGATTTTTTACCTAATCGAATGTTTACATATGACGGAACTAGATGGGCTAAAGTGCAAGACGATGTGCGTATGACACTAAGCAACACCTTAGATCGTGCTACACAGAAATCAAGCTTCATTAATAATACTTCTACAAATAATATTGACGGTAAAACAGTGCAAGAAAGACAAAGCCTTTCTAAAGCATTAAAACCAAAGGCGGATAATTAATGTTACATTTTTATGATGGTCAAGTAAGACGTTATATTACACAGCTAATGAGAATAGTTAGTAACTTTCCAGTAAAAGACGGCAAAGATAAAGAGACTATTGTCCCTGTTATGTATGGTGATTTAACTAGACAAGTTGCTAATATTATTAGAGACAACAGCGAAAATAAGTTACCTAGTGCTCCTAGAATGTCAGTTTATATTACAGCTCTTGAATTAGACAAGGATAGATTAACTGACGCGAGCTATACCCGCTCAGTTAATGTTAGAGAACGAGCATATGATTCCGAAGCAGGCGAATACTTAAACTCACAAGGTGCAAATTATACAGTTGAAAGGCTAATACCTACTCCGTATATGATGCGAGCAAATGTTGATATATGGTCTTCTAATACTGATCAAAAGTTACAGATACTAGAACAGTTATTAGTATTATTTAATCCAAGTTTAGAAATTCAAACAACTGATAACTTTATTGACTGGACTAGTATTACTGTGGTTAACTTAGAAAACGTACAGTTTACTAACAAGTCTATTCCAGTTGGCGTAGATAGTGAAATTGATATTGCTACGCTAACATTTAGTGTTCCTATATATATTAGTCCGCCGACAAAGGTTAAAAAGATGGGCGTTATTACAAATGTAATTACTAGCATGTTTGACGAAACACGCGGCACTATTGAGCAAGGAGTAAGTACTCCTGAGGTAAATCAATACGACGATGTTCCTAAAGCCGGAGCGCAAGTAAATGAATTTGGTAAGAAGGCTGCAACAGATATAGCTGATCAAATGGCAAATGCTAATTATCTTAACTACGGTGTTTATATCGAAGGTGTTTCGGCTAAACTTATTAGTCGAGGCGTAGTTGGCGGCGTTAACTGGAATAAGATATTTGAAGCTATGCCAGGTAATTACTTAGCTGACGTAAGTAAAATACACTTAACTAACAATAATAATAGTAGCAACACTATAACAGGAACAATTAGTTTAAATCCTTTTAACGATAATGTTGTAAATGTTAATTGGGATAGCGATAGTTTCCCGCAAGATACAGTGATTGACGGGCGTACTAGTATTGATTATATTATCGATCCAACTAACTTCGATCCAACTGGTATCAAAACGTCCGGTGTAAGACTTTTATTATTAGATGATGTAGGTAATGTATCTGCTGCCCAAGTATCAGCAGCTTGGAAAAATACTGATGCATCCGGGCTAGTTGCTAAAGCAAATGATATTGTGGAGTGGAATGGAACTAAATGGATAATTGTATTTGATGCCAGTGCCACTACTAACGTAGCATATACTACAAATTTAAATACAAGTGTACAATATAGATTTACCGACGGTGAGTGGCTATTAAGTGTTGACGGTGAGTATCCAGTAGGCACATGGCGAGTTGACCTGTATGGATAATTATTTGTATGAACAATATTATTTGCAGCGGCGCACTATTTTATACACTATCAACTAACCGATTCTTATTCTTATATAGAAGTAACAGTAAGAGATCTAATGTATGGGGACTTGTCGGTGGTACTACT